CGTGCAAACTATGAGTGTTATCGCGACTGCTGTGACTCCGGTGATTAATAACATCGCCTCGTCGATTCAGACGGTGCTTCCGGCACTCAATCCGCTTATGACTGCTTTGCAGAATCTCGGTAATGTCATCATGCCTATAATCATGACTGCAATCCAGACCATTGCACCAGTGTTGTCTACCATAGTGAGCAACATCGGGCAAACCATGAGCGTTATCGCGACTGCTGTAACTCCGGTGATTAATAACATCGCTGCGTTGATTCAGACGGTGCTTCCGGTGATTCAGTCAGCGTTTCAATCGTGGGGTTCAACGATTCAGGGTGTCATTAACACGGTTTTCCCATTCATCCAAACGGTTGTCACATCCGTTATGAACGTTATCAACGCGATAATCACCACCGTATTGGCCGCGATTAACGGTGATTGGTCTGGAGTGTGGGAAAGTATCCAGAATATCGTTTCCAGTGTTTGGAACGGTATCCAAAGTATCGTTTCCGGTGCCATCAATGCAGTGTCAGGCGTCATCTCAAGCGTGCTGAGCGGTATCAGCGGTATTTTCAGCAGTGTATGGAACGGTATCAAGGGCGCGGTAAGCAGTGCATGGAATGGTATCACCAGTACTGTCAGCAGTGGTGTAAGCGCGATGATGAATTTCATCACCAGTATCCCAAGCCGTATCATGGGCGTGTTCAGCGGAGCCGGATCATGGTTGCTGAGTGCAGGCCAGAACATTATTCAAGGTCTGATTAACGGCATTACGGACTCCATCGGTGGTGCCGTCTCAGCAGTCAAAGACGCTGTTGGCGGTATCATCGACGGTGCCAAGAGCCTGCTGGGTATCGCGTCCCCGTCTAAGGTATTCGATCGTGAAATCGGTCGGATGATTCCTGCTGGTCTTGGCCGTGGCGTATCGGAGAACGAGCGTGCGGCCACTCGTCCGGTGGAAGACATGGTGGATTCTCTTCTGCCGTCGTCCATCGTGATGTCCATGCCAGTTATGTCCAGCCCGGTGCCTGTGAACATGAACAGTGGCCCGCGTGTGAGCGCACCTATCACGGTGAACGCGCTTGACCCGAACGCGGCCGCTCAAGAGACTGTGAGGGTGATTAATTTCCATTACGTGTGACAAGCCGCGCGGGTGACTGAGGGGTATGGCTATCTTTACCCTTGACCCGCGCGACATTCGCTTGACCCTGAACGGGTTCCCCTTGTATGGGACTGACTCGTATGGGTGTGAGTGGCACGTAACGTTTCAGAACGTTTCGGGATTGTTCGACGGTGTTGGCTCGACCTTGCAGACCAAGGACAAAGCATGGTCGGATGGCTGGTTTAGTAATATTCCAGTGGCTCAGGGTCGCTCGATCAGTGTCGAGGGTCATATTATCGGCAAATGCACGGAAAACTGCGTCAACGCTTGGGATGAGTTCAAACGTTCGTTCAATATCACCAGTCAATCGCTTGTCGTGGAGTTGGGGAACATCAGCCGTCAGGTGCAGGTCATGCAGTCGTCTTCCGCTCCGCTGGTGGAGTGGGCTGGTGTGAACATTCTCAAATTTAGTATCGGTCTGACCGCTTTGGACTCGTATCTTTACGATACGCAGTCAGTGAGCGGAAAAACCGGGTTGCCGCGCACTCAGGGCGGTATGACGTTCCCCTATCATTTCGAGGACATCAATACTGACAGTGAATCAACGTGGGTGTGGTCTGAAACAACCGTGTTGGGTAGCGTGGTACTTACTAACACGGGTAGTGCTCCGAGTTCGGTGACGATTCGTATCGATGGGCCTGTGGCCAATCCGCAGGTTGAGCATAGTCCGAGTGGACATATCATGGCGTTCGATCTCAGTTTGGGTGAGGGTCATTACATTCTTATCAACGGTGCCACTCATGAGATTCTTATAGATGGCACCGATCCGGCACGTGGCAGTGTAACCAGACGAGAATGGAGTTACGCGGAGTTAGGTGAGAACATCTGGATGTTCAGCGCCGAGGAACCATCTGATAACGCGCGTATGACGGTCACGTTCAACCCTGCTTACATCTAAGGAGGTGCCGGGTGTCTTTTATCTCCAACCGATTGCCGCAGTCGAACGGCTTATACTCGGACACTGTGCGTGTATTGTGGCAGCGTTCCGGCTTGCAGTTCGTCGCCGTCGCGTTGAACGACGGCACTGTGATAGCCGAACTCCCCGACCTGCAATTAACCCACCTGACGTACCGTTTCGAGGAAACAACCAGCGAAACAGCCACGCTCCCGTGGTTCAACGCACCACGAAACTGGGATGAAGCCACCACCCCATATCAGGCCGCCATACTTCTGGTGCGCGAATCCACTGTGTTGTGGGGCGGTATCGTAGTCAAACGCGAGCGTGCAATGCGCGGAGACGGATTAACACTGACGTTGGCAACCGTCGAACACTATCTCGATAACGTGTACGTACAGGATCATACGTACACGAATCGTGACCAGTGCGAGATCATGGAAGACCTCGTAACCACCACGCTTAAAAACCACCGTTTCAATCTCGTTGTCGAAGCGTCCCCGAGTAAGATCAAACGCGACCGCACGTATGAGGCGGAAAGCGACAAGACCTTGCTAAGCGTGCTGCAAGAGCTTGCAAACGTGCTGAACGGGCCGGAATGGTGTACATCATGGCGTGCCGTCAACGACGGGCATTATGAACCTGTGATGACGGTCGCCGACCATATCGGCTCCACCACGCCAAGCACGACGTTCGATGAAAGCGTTATGACCGCGTTCAACCTGTTGGAGGATTACACGAACGGGTATGGCGCTAACGCGGTAATGGCTGTGAGTACGGCTGACGCTGGAGACCGTCCGCAATCCGATTGGATGATCGCAAACCAACCTAACAGGCCTATGCTGGAATATGTGTTCCAACCGTCCACCAGTATCACGAACAAGAGTACGCTGAACGAACACGCCAAGTCCTCGTTGTTGCAAATGCAGAACGGTACCCAGACCATCACTATGAGCTTGAATCTGCTTTCCGCTCCGATGGTGTACGAGGAATGGAAACCGGGCGACCTCATATCGTGGACAGTGGAAGAAGACGCCGAGCATTTCCCCGCCCATAATCACGGTAAAGCCCGTATCATCGGGTACGAGATAGACTTCAGTGGAGCTTGGACTATCACCCCAACGTTGCAGCAGGAGGACCCGAATGTCGAGCAAATTCAAGTTCAGTCTAGATAGCGCGGACGCTACAGCACGCCAGTTCTCGGACATTAAACGCCAGTTGCAGGAACTGCCGCCGAGTATCGTCAACAGCGTTAAACCTATGGTCGATCAGATCACGAAAATGTATAAGGAAGTGCAGACGCTGACCAACAATCTTGATCAGCGTGTGCAGGAAAGCATTACTCGCAACAGCTATACCCGTGCCGAGATTGACGTTAAAACTCAGATGTGGAACTGGGGTGTATTGGCTCCCAATCGTGGTGGTACTGGTATCGCCAACGCTTATAACAATGTGTTTGCGTCAGGCTCTTGGCGCGCGGTGTGGGTGTTGTCTAACGGTACTATGGGCACGGTTCAGTCGATTCGTGCAGTGAAGACCGATATCGTGGACGCGGATGACTACATTCCCGTTGCCGCTCTCCGCAAGGTGAAGTGGTGCGTATATCGGATGAAGGATGATAAGAACCTGAATCTTGATGACGCACAGCCGTTGGTCGGCATGATCGCCGACGATCTGGATGAAAACGGATTGGGGTTCTTCTGCGAATACGATGAAGACGGCACGCTGGTAGGTATCAACTACCCCATGCTTGGTGTGGCGGCGCTCCGACTCGCTCAACAGGTAGCGGATGAATTGGACGCGCTCAAAGCTAAGGTTGATGTTCTATCCACTGACAAAGATAAAATGGTCGTAGACGATTCGGAGGAATGATTATGGCTATCATCATGCACCCGCTTACTGCTCAGAACGGTACCCCGGAGTATACTGCGGACGATTACCGTCACGCCATCAATCCTCTGTTAGTTCCGTCGGATGGTAGCGCGTTCAACGGGTTGTCTGGCATTCGTTACGGTTCCCCGAGTCCTCTGGTCACGGTGAGCGGTCTGACCGTTACCGTGAAACCTCATTGCGGTACCATCAGCCCGTGGGATGGGCTCGGCGCGTACACTTACGCCATCACCACCAATACGACCGTGAAACTGGCGGACTCCACCAACAGTTACAAGATCGCGGTTACGGTGGAAGACCCGTCACAGTCTCACGGTACTACTCCACGCGGCAAGATCGAAGTGTTCACGGCGGGTACGCCTGACTCGAATATCAACGGTCTTGTAATCGCTGAGGTTGACGCCGGTGTCTCGTCTGATACGGCCCCGATTATTCGTAATAACGCGGTTCTGATGGCGCGTGACCTTGAGCAGCTTAACACTATTGCCGCGATGGACGGGCAGGAGGCTGTGACAATGGCCGATAATGCTTATTATGTTAGGAACGGCGGCAAGTGGGTTTCAGATGTTCCTAAAAAAGTTTCCGCAGATGGTTGGACTATATCAGAATGCGTCAGAAACGGGTTTTGCACAATCAACGCAGACCGAACATATCAAGGCAACACTTCATCTTTCAACCGTTATATCAATGGATATAAGCCACCTACGCCTTATGCCGATTCTCATGGTTTAGTAGTGGGCCATGTAGGATTACAAGTAGTTGCTTACGGGTATTGCGCTGTTTCCGGTACGTCGGGATTGCTGATTTCGTTCTCCGGGTATGGTAATTCGGTTAGTTTAACGGCAAGTATCACATATCCAGTCAAGCGATAATGGTTAATCGCTACCAATATTGGTCGGAGAATCAGCTAATCTCATGAACCGCCGTTGAGATGGTTGCCGGACGTGACTATCATTCCAGTACGGGAAAGCGTGTTAATCCACATCTCCCAGTTGCCGTTCTTCACATAATAAACGGCATTCTTCCATGTTCAGTCATTCCTAGCATAATGGGCATTATCGGCACGGTCTAAAGTAGAGACTATGACTGATATTCTCATTGCAATCATCGGCTTAGGCGGCGTGGCCCTCGGAGGACTCATAACATGGTTTGCCCACCGTCGGTCAGACCTCACCAGCGCATATCAGGCACTGGTTTCCGCGCAGGGAGATATGAAACAGCAGATAGACGCCCAAGACCAGAAAATAAGCGCACTAATCAAGAACCGTGATGAGATGCAGTACACGATTGATCTTGAGACTGGTTATATTCGCGCGTTGGGACACTGGTTGTCAAAATTCTGCGAGATTATCGACCCTGAATTTTTGGAGAATCATCCTAAACCGTCGTTGCCTGATGATCTACGCGACCGGATTGCTTCACTTGAAGAACTGGCCGGAGACAACAAAAAACGGTCATGTTTATAAACATGACTCCTTATAGGCATTATCGGTAATAATAATATCGATTCGTTGGATGATAAGATGATTCTATGAGACGTTCCGAACGGTGTGTGATTGTATTGTTGCTCGCCGTTGTCTCGTTGATAGTCCACGTCATGATTACGGTCTACACCGTTTTATGCATGGCGTGGATGTTTTTCTACCCATCATCCTATAGGAGGAGTTTCGATGGCTCTGAACGGTATCGACATTAGTAATTGGCAGGCTGGTATTGATTTGTCTGCCGTACCGTGTGATTTCGTTATCTGTAAGGCGACGGAGGGGTGCTGGTACGTGTCCCCGGATTGCGCTCGGCAAGTGGAACAGGCGTTAAGTCTGGGGAAATGTGTGGGCGTATACCATTACGCCAACGGCGGTAACGCCGTCTCCGAAGCTGACTACTTTGTGAACAATTGCGCGAATTGGGTCGGCAAGGTCGTATGGTGCTTGGACTGGGAGCCACAGGGTAACGGACTGGCCGGGTCTGGCGCGTCTGCACAACAGTGGATTAGGTCGTTCTGTGACCGCGTGTACGAGCGTACAGGCTCCCAGCCTATCGTCTACGTGGGAGCGTCCATGCTTAACGATGTTCAGAATATCGGAGATCGTGGATTGTGGGTAGCCCAGTACGCGAATATGGACGCTACTGGGTATCAGGATACGCCATGGAACGAGGGCGCATATGCGTGCGCTATCCGCCAGTATTCGGGTAATGGTCGTCTGTCTGGATATTCAGGAAGTCTTGACCTTGACAAGTTCTACGGTGATGTGGACGCTTGGAATGCGTATAAGGCGGGTCATTCGAGTGTGACCAACGTGCCGACCCCTTCCGCTCCTGCCCCGTCTGCTCCAGCGTCTGGCACGTACACCGTGCGCTCTGGTGACACGCTGAGTGGTATCGCGTCGCTGTATGGGACTAGCTGGCAGGTGCTTGCGCAGATTAATAATCTGTCTGACCCGAATCTGATTTATCCGGGTCAGGTGTTGAATATCAATGGCACTGCCAATACGGTTCAGCCCGGTAACGGCACGTATACGGTGCGGTCGGGGGACACGCTGAGCGGTATCGCAGCCAAGTACGGGACTTCATGGCAGACCATCCAGCGGATTAACGGCATTGCCGACCCGAATCTGATTTATCCGGGTCAGGTCCTGAAACTGCCGGGCGGCGCACCGTCACCGTCCGTTACGACGTACTCTATCCAGCCTGGTGACACATTGAGTGGTATCGCCGCCCAGTACGGTACCAGTGTTTCCAATCTGGTGGCGTTGAACGGTATCGCCAACCCTGACGTGATCTACGCGGGCCAGACAATCCGTGTCAAGTAAACTATTCGATAGGAGGTTTGTTATGAGCATTAATACTGGTGAGCCGACCAAGGACACCGAGATCAATAACGAAGTGGCGGACGGCAATGATAATTACGTGCCGACGTTCAACGCAGCGACTCGTAAGTGGGCGTATCTGGTTTCCGGACTGGTTGGTATCGCCGGTGCGGTGCTGAGTTTCGTGAGTGCCGTGCCGGGCATGCCGTCGTGGGTGGCCGTGATGGGTGGCGCTTGCGCTCTGGTCGGCTCCGGCGTGGCTGGAATGTTCGGCGTCCACTACGCAGGCATTTCCAAGTGAGGTGATGATGACAATTGCATTGCTTGAGGTCAATCAAGCAATCATGCAAGGAGCATAACCAATGTTCGAAACATTCCAAACCCTCATCAACGCCGGAGGCTATGACCTCGTTGACCTCACCGAGCGTATCAAGACCATGTACGTGATGGGCGAACTCACTGAGGGTGAGATGAAACAGCTTCTCGAACAGGCGCAGGATAACGCCAAGCCCGACGATTCCTACGCCCCATTGGTCGACCGTGTGAAGGCCTTCGAGGAATGGGAGACAACCATCGAAGAGCGTTTAAGCAAGCTGGAATCCGGCTCATCGACCGACTTCGGCAACCCCGAGAAACCCGGCGATAAATGGCCGGAATACAAGCAGCCGACCGGCGCGCACGACGCCTATCACGTAGGCGACAAAATCACCTACAACGGGAAACACTACACGTGCGTAATGGACGGGTGTGTGTGGCCTCCGGACACCTATCCGCAGGGGTGGCAGGAAGAGGCATGACCCTCATCTACACTGGCGCCTCCAAGTGATAGACTGGGGTTGCTCCTTTCGAGCGATGGTGTGATGACCGAATGAACTAGCCCGACACTGGTCTTGACGACTGGTGTCGGGCTATGCTTTCTTTTTCAGTTGTTCAAGAGGAATTCTCGATTTCGGTATTCGCTGAACACTGGTATTTCTTCTGGGTGATCGTTGTAGGCGCTTACCAGCCAGCCATTTTCGTATGATTCCTTTGGGTGGGCGTGGATTCGTGCGTGACATCCCATCGTGCCCGACCCACACACGGTAATGAGATTGCTTGGCAGGTTCAACCCCTCCCAAGCGTGGGAGCGCATACGCCTGTGGTGCACGTTGAAAGCGGAGGAGCTCAACGTTCTCCCGCAGATGAAGCATTTGCCGTGGTCTCGGTGGAACACTTTCATACGGGTTTCGATATCAGGGTCTGTTTTACTCATTCGGATACTCCTCGCAGTGGAAGAAGTACAAGGTTATCGGGGAGACGAGTTTGAAGAAATATTGCCTATCGGTGTCTGTCTTGCATTCATGAATGGCCGTGATCTTAACGCCTTCAACGCTGCCCAGAACGTCGTAGAGTTTGAGGAACGCTTTGGCGTCTTTAATCCCGATTTGACCGAACGTGAGTTCCTGTCCGAGTCCTTGGGTGTCGATGATTTCTTGTGCTTGTGGGGTTTTCTGTAAGAGGTTGACGATCGAGGTCAAATAGTTGATGGTGTTCATTGTTGCTCCTTTGGTGCGATGATGATTGGATTAATCGTGCAAGGTTCTAGTCTTTGGTCAGGATGTCGTACCCGAGGTGTTCGGCCAACCGCAACCGGTATTGCTTCTGTGGTTTGCGGCGTTCGTTTTCCCACATGGCTATTACGTTTGGGCTGGCGACTCCGATTCGTTCGGCTAGTTCCGCCTGTGAATATCCGTGGCGTATCCTCCAGTATTTGATGCACTGGCCGATGGTCACCCTGTCGCTGATAGTCGCGTAGTCAACTGGGATGTTGCCGATGTTCTGTCGTGTGAAGAACTGGCCGGTCTGGCTGTCCTGTTCCACGGTGACTTCTTGACCGTTGATTACTGTATTAATTTTGCTTTGCTTGCGCATGTTTCACCTCCCTATGATATGTGATATATAGATTATATCACATTGTTTCCGTTTCGCCAAACAGCTCACTAATGGCTTCACGCCCATCGTCAGTCAGCGCGAACCGCCAGCAATGATGGTGTCGACTGTTCGCGCCATCCCTATCGACACGGTACACATGACCGGAACGCTCAAGCTCGATCATGCGCGTCCTCAATCCCTGCGGAGTATCGTCATACTTCGCTAAAACCGCCATATGTTCGATTTCCTCATGGGTAAGCGGACGCTTTGCCACCCAAAGAATCAACAGCACATGAACCTGTTGTCTGCTGAACATCACGCCACCGCCGTTTCGGCCGAGGGGCGGAGGAACGCGGCCATGCCAGCGGCCACAATCCACCCGGCCACCCACTTGACTCCGAACCGTACCCCGTTGATCTTGGCTGCCATCGCCCATACCGGAAGCGACACCCACGGGCTGAGACACCAGCCGCAATAGGCGAGTTCTCCGAGACTGTCCACGTAATCCTTGGCCCACGTGGGGAGCGAGTTGGACAGGTTCTCGGTCTTTACGGTCAGCTTGCGGCGGAGCGCGGAGAACATATAGCCGGGGCCGGGCGAGAGCTGTACGACAGTGGTTACGTATCCCGCCGTGATTCCAGCCGAAAGCACGGCAGTCCACCAATTGCCATTAGTCTTCATCGGTTTTCCTTTCCTCGTGGCGACGCCAGCATTGATACCGATTGTTGTAGTCCGCGTACAGGGTTTCGTAGAGTTGTTTCGCCTCGTTGATGGCTTCGTCGTGGTCGAACCCGTGCTGTTGCAAGGCGTATTGAGCGGCACCTACCCAGATGGAGCGGCGAACGTGTTGATACCAACGGTCAAACAGTTTGCCGCACACCTTGTCATGCTTGTTGTCTCCGAGAAAGTCGGCAACACTCTCCACCACGAACTTACGAAGAGTGTTCGCGGTGATATGGTTACGGTCGAACAGTTCCAGCACATCGCTGGTTAAAATGCTATTCTTCATTGGGTTCCTCCTCTTCTTCTGGTTCGTCATCGTCCACTAGATAATCGTCAAGGCTGATGTCTTGCGGTTCGAAGTAAATCAATCCGTCCAGCAAGATCATCGGGTAGCGCACGATTACGCCTTGATCTTTGGCGATTGTGCGTATCGCCCGGGCGGTGGGGCTGCCCGACGATACGATACGGAGCCTACGCCCCATCTGCTGTGCGTACACGCGGCACGTCATCAGATAAACGGCGCTCTGCCGCTTGCATGTGGGGCAACCGTCGAATAGTGCGAACATGTCCGAGCTTTCCAGAATGGTTGCGGTCTTCATCAGAACGTCACCCCCAGAGCGTCGGCCAGCACATCGGAGATATGGAGCGTGGCCAACTGGCGACGCTTATGGTTTTCGATCTTTTCGGTGATGTCCTTACGGTACACGGGGATGACCTGATGGTTTGCAGTTCCGACCACGCGCGGGTCAAACATCGAGAAATACAGGACTTCCAGCGAATCGCACACCACGAAGTATTGCAGCACCTGAGCTTTGTACTGGTCGGGGATAAAGTCGAAGCCGGTCGCCTTTCCGTCGAGCGTGTATTCCGGAAGAACCTGCTCAATAACGTCCACCAGCTCAGGTTTCAGGTTAACGATATGAGATCGCATGGCGTCCGTGTACATCATCCACGGCACTACCGTCTGCAAATGGTAGGCTGAGCCGAGCGACTTGCATTCGATGGCCCACGTCGGCTTCTCAGTGTTCTCGTAGGCGTCTGGACTGCACGCGATACGGTTGTCGTCGTCACTCTCCCAGATACCGCAATCGGGGACGCAATCGACGGGGTTGAAGCCAAGCGTTTTGAGTGTAATCTGGATGTTCTCGGGTTCGAGACGGTGGCCGCGTTCCATCGGAGGTTCACCGTCCGCTGGTTCGGCCCACAGTTCCGCTAGGAACTTCCAGAAGTCCACGCCGACCTTAAGCCGCTTGTTCTTGGCTTCGGCGTCCACGATCTTCTCATCGTAGTCCTGGGCCTTCATGTAATACTCGTTGGCTTTGTCTGGCGTCTTCGACTTCTTTGCTTGTTCCAACGCCTTGTCTCGGTACTCTTTAAGTTTCTCTACGTTGGTCTGAGCGTAGTGTTCCAAGGCGAGTCCGCCGCTTTTGGTGCCGGTGATACGGCCCACCCGTTCGTCGAGCCATGCCTCGGTTTCGTGGGCTTGAGATACATTGATGATCTTCATTGATATTGTCCTTTCGGTTGGGTGTGGGCTGGTGACGAGTCCCCGCCCACAAGTCTTCTATCTTGAATATGGAATGTGATTACTGATAATGGTTTGTGTTCAACTCCTTTTACAGATTGGGTATGCGCTCCGGTCGAGATCGACAACAAGTGCCTTCAGTCTCGGCTGAGGCTCGCACCCTCACCGGCCACCATGTCGTTCGCATACTCAATGCGGTAATCGACGTCATCCACGATGTAGGCGAGCTCCGGTTCACTGACGGTCTCCAGCCCGCCGACCTCGAAGAAGTCGGCTGACTGGTCGGGTCCGTACTGCGGGTTCTCCTCATCTCACTCACGGATGGAGATTTCAACTGCCTTGTTGTTGTCAATAAGCCTAATCATTTTGGTTTGTCCTTCCTTTGGGTATAAGCTCAAGCCGTTTGCTTGATATATATATCATATCACAAGTGGTGGGATTAAGTAATCAGCGACACGCATAGACATGTCTCAGCGCCCTAGTAGGACGTGGATAATCAACGGTGATTGATGGGCGTGATTGATAGGCTCACGCCCGAAAGCCCGGAATATAAGAGGGGGATTACTTACGTTCCCCTTTCACGCCTCGCTTTCGCAGTCGGAAAGGTCAATATCAAAGCAACGCGCAATATAATCGAAGTTCTCACGCTGCTCATCAGCCGTCAACGCCCGAACGAGATTCTCCAGCAGCGTTTCCGCGCCGAGCGAGTCAATCAGCTTGTCGAAGGCAAGTTCGTTGTCAAACATTTCAGATACTCCATTCCAGCTCTCTTATTGGAACAAGATGGCTTATAAATCGGTTTGTTTTAAGCAAAATCCCAAAAGTGCGCCAACGCGAAAGGCCACTTACATTCGGTTGACGGCGTTCATCAGACTGTTCAGGTCGGTTTGCGTGAGTCCATTCCATCCCCTGACCTGACGTTTCAGAGTGCCGTTGATGAAGTCTCCGCGCTCCGCGTATGTGATATTGTGCGCATCCATAGCCTTGACCAGATCGGCGTACTGTTTGGCGCTGATCGCACGGTCTGCGGTCTCGTAACGCTGCTTGGCATACGCTCCGTCGTCGTCCTTGTCGGGGAAAATACCCAACACTGCGTAGAGACTATAGCGGCGGGCGTAAGTGATCGCGCTACCGACCTGCTGGGGATCGCCGGTCACGAAGAACGGATAGGAGCAGACCACCATCTGGTCTGTATCATCGAAAATGATGGTTTCCACTGTTCCGATGGCCTGTCGCGTTTCTCCCGTGTTGTCGAACGTGACGCGCTGGCTGAATGCCAGACCGTACTTCTCGAAAACCGGTTTGATGGTTTTGAGTATCGTAGAGAGGTTGAGATACTTGTAAGTCCGGTTGCCTGCCTGTGCGGTTTCGTCGGTGACGAAGTTGGGGACTTCGTTGAGAACTTGCATGAACTTGTTGCTGAGATTGTTGGTTGCCATCTCAGTGTTCCTTTCTGATAGTGTGATGTTATATAAAGTATATCACATGTTGTGTGATATTACAAACTGATGTCTGTATTTCTTAGCATTGCTGAGGGAGGGGCTTTTCTGTGTTTTCGGCGCTCACAGCTTCGGGTATGCGCTCCGGTCGAGTTCCGTCACATCAACAACCTGATTCGGCTGCGGGTCTCCCGCAAAGTCTCCCCTCACCGGCCACCATGTCGTTCGCATACTCAATGCGGTAATCGACGTCATCCACCAAGTAGCCGTCATCATCCCCACCAAATGTACCGATACCGTCAATAAAGCGGCCGGACGGTTCCACCACATCATCAAGCTGGATTACGGCACGCGGCGGAAGCCCAAGCTCCGCAAGATCATCATCCGTATAGTCGCTTAAATCTGGTACCTGCGGCAACAAGCCGACATCATAAAAATCGGCCGACCGGTCGGGTCCGTACTGCGGGTTCTCCTCATCCCACTCACGGATGGAGATTTTCACTGCCTTGTTGTTGTCCACTAATACCACCATGATGTTTTCCTTTCCTTGTTTGCTGATTGGTTTGATATATATAATATATCACATGTTGTGGGATTAGGTAATCAGCGACACGCAGGGACAGGTTCCAGTGTCCTAGTAGGACGTGCTAGGACGTGTGACTAGGACGCCCTGAATGGCGGAATAACGCCAACTAGGACGCTAGGACACCAGGACATGCATTAAGTCAGATTGGCCACGCCTCGCCGTTCGTCAGATACACCGAATCCGCGTCCCCGTTGTTGAACTGGGCACCCAAAAGCCCGTTCAGCATTGGCACCCCGCCGAGATTGTACGCCTCAACGAAGAATTCGAGGTGGGTCGGCTGATTGCCTTCAAGCACGTACATGGTGCGCGCCCACTCGGTTTTCCCGTTACGTTCCTCATAATCCCGGAATGCTTGCTCGTACACGTCGGCGTCAACATATCCGTGATCTCCGATACGCCAGATATCGTCCGTCTCGGTGTATGTGTCGAAGTCGCGGCATTCGGGGATTAGACTGGTGTCGATGTTGTAAATCATGTCGCGGGCCTGTTCGACGGTGAGATTTCTAACTGTTTCCATTGTTTCCTCCTTGGGTATATCTCAAGCCTTATCGCTTGATATATTCATTATCTCACATTGTGTCTTGTGATGTAAACAAAAAAAGGCCGGGACTCGCCCGGCCTGTAATCACTCTTCCTCGGAGTCTTTCCTCGCTATCTCGATGATCTTGGATACCGCAGCAGCCATATTCTTGATTCCGTTACGTGAAGCGAACGATGTCACCTGATGTACGAACTCGTCGTACAATTCCATAGGCACCAACCCGAGCATGTCCGAGTTGCAATCATCCACGAACTGTTCAAGTTCTTCGTATTCGCGGGTCAGAAACAAAAACTCCACGTCCTTGTACTCGTACTTCACATTCAAACCGTTCAGGTTGACTTGCTGCGGTTCGACGTGCGGTAGGCTGTCCTGATCGAGTCCGCTGAGCAACAAGTCGTCTACGTTGTCCATCTGAGTGACCAGCTGCGCCAACAGTTTCTCGTCGGCATGGCCGGTGAGTTCGTTGGCGGCTATCTGTTTCGCCGTTATGGTGGAACGTGTCATAGGCTTCGTGTCCACGATAACCGGGATACGTTGGATACCGGCGCGGGCGGCGGCTCTTGTACGATGATGGCCGGAAACAATACTTATCGGCCCTTCTCCGTTCGGTTGCGAACAGTACGGCAATGACTCCAACATCCCTCGTAGCTTGATGTTCTGGGTCAGCGTGTCGAACTTACGTGGTTCCATGACCTGCGCGTTCAGGTCTTGTTCTTTGAGATTGACCACGTCAACCCACTTGATTACCAAACCGTCGGCTATGGTCATTTCTTGCGATGTGTCGATATCAGACATTATTTCCTCCTGTTCTCTTTGGCTAGGAACTGTCCGAGAATGTTCCTTAAGCCGATCTCTTCGTGCCAATCGCTCTTATACTGTAATTGGTACTGTCCGTTTTTACGGTCGCGTCTGTCCAGTTTCATCAGGCCTCGAAGTCCTTTCGCTTCGGGGTATCGCGTGTACTCAACGGTTGCCAGCCCATCGCACGCGTCGACGAGTATCTGTGTCTTGGGCGTAGCGCAGAGCTGGAACGTGGAACGACGTAACGCTATCATCGTGACCAGCTTCGTAAGCCGATACCGTTCGTGGGATACCCCGAATGCTTGACGCAATACCGCGTAGCGAATCGTGTACATGGGGTTCGGCAGACCATATCCGATGACCCCGGCAACGTAACCGTCGATTAGTACGAGAACACACATGGGGCTCACGTTTCCCGATATCCTATGTCGCATGACTTGCAGATACGAGTCTTGGGCCGCGCTATCGAGTAACGGTACGACCTTGATTTCTGAACGTTCGGTGATCTGATGATCTCTGGGCAATATCGGTATCGGTATCTCCGCCGATTTCGACGACGCCACAGTCACCATGTTCCCGCCGACAAGACGTTTGACCTCGTTCGGACGGTTGGAATTCATGTAAATCACACTGTCCAAACCCAGACGCCTGGCGTAGACCGGGCTATCAGTTGCGGCGTTTCCCGGCGTTTGCTGCTGCTGGCAGATCAGCAACGCCTTACGCCCATCGAACAGCTTACAGAGCTTGGGAATATCAACGGGAGCATTGAACACGTTGTATTCAGGTTCCGCCCATTGGAATCTCCCCCCGGTATCGAAGAACTTTTCATAAGCTCCCGGATACGTAGGAGGATTGGCGAACACGATGGTGTGCGGGTCATCCATAATGCGTTCCGCATACTTCATCGGATCGGTGGCCTCGTATCTCAGCCCACCAAGTCTGACCATATTCGCTGCGATTCGCTCTCGTAGCTGTCCGACGTGTTCCGAATCGTTGATGTCAAGATCAGTCAGAAGTTCACGGTAGTAATCGACATCATCGTGCTTGCTGAGACGCATACGATATTGCGCCATGATTACGGTAGCCGCGTCATCCGCTGCGTTTCCTGAGAGCGGCACCGGTGAACCGTCAACGGTTGCCCGCATTTCGGTGAGAGGCGTCCCGCTATATGCATATCCGAGCGCTGCGGTGTACGCCCACACGTCGCACGCCTCGATTTGCTCCGGTTTCCAGCCGTTCTCCACGGCGACCATGCAGTTTGCGAATGCTCCGGCGTACAGTTCGACGTATCGCGTATACCCTGACGCGGGTGCCTGCCTAAACAGATTCCCGTTCCAATCACGTTCGGGCTTATCCCAAGTGTTAAGGAACAATATGGACGGTGAGTTGGAACCTGCCATCAGACCGCCCCCCAAGAGTCGAACTTGGTGCCTCCCAATTCGAGATTGAGCGCTCTATCCGGTGAGCTAGGGGCGGAATGGCAACGGTCATCAGAATAGCACATTTTGATCGGTCTCCAAACCTTTTTGTAATTCCTTGACTTCTTCACCAGTCTTTTCCTGCCACCATTGGGCGAAAATCGTTCGGTGGCACAAGCCTTTTCTTACGTCATCGAAGCATAGAAGCACGATGTCTTTACCTCCGTTGAGTTGCGATATCGTTTCAAGTTCCGTTCTGATACGGGCGACCCCGTGTGAGTCCAGCATGGCACGATACCGTTCGGTGAATTCTTCGTCGGTTCCTTCCATGAACCATCGGCCCGGCGTCACTGTTTTCGCCGAGGCTGCGATTGTGTACGGAAGTCGCCATCGTGGCGAACCGTACGTTATGCGTACCGGTATACCTTGTGACGGGGTGAAGTCGTGGTATCGGTTTGTGTAGATCTTCATATGAATCCTTTCTATGCAATGTGTGATATAGATATCATATCACACTGTTGGTTCTTGTTGCAAATTGCCCACATTCTTAACTTCGTCTGGGAAAAATTCCATTTCCAAAGCCTCCACACCACCGGCGGCACCCCAATACACACGCCTTGCACGCAGAACGGTCGCCACGTCGGCGGACATGGAATCAGGAAGCCTATTGGCCATCCAATTCGTTAACTTGGCTTCACTGCGTTGCTCCGGCTTCCGGACCCTCCAATTAATCGGGTTGGCCAGCCACACGGGCAGAGTCCGCACGTACTGCAATGGCGTACCCTCGCACGATTCCACGAAACGCTCCGCCGCCCTCATAAGCGCAACGGCACCAACCTCGTCGTAAGCCGTATTGAAATACATGAGGAATTCGTTAGAGACCCTGCACTTCTTTGGCCACAACGCCATAAGAGCCTTGAGGGTATCCACCGAATGGCAGGTGACTGTTATTTTTTCTTTGTCGCGCGAGTATTGTTCTTGGGTTTTGTTCTCTTGGGTATTGTTAGTCAAAACCTCGTTTTGGGGTGGGTCAAAAGCAGGTTTTGAGGGGTCAAAAGCAGGTTTTGGGGTTGGTTCAGGGTCAAAAGCAGGTTTTGGGGTTGGTTCAGGGTTATAACCCTGTTTTGGAGTGGGCTTCCACAGCGAGACGTGATACCGGTTGGCCCTGCCATCGGACTTGACCCGTCGAATGTACCCCAATTGTTCCAGCACGTTGAGGCTCTTGGATACCGTGGGCTGTGAGCAACGCGCGATCTTCGCCAGCCGCTCCAAGCTGGGCCAGCAGACGCCGGTGTTGTCGGCGTGACGTATCAGCGCCATATACACCAGCAGGTCGTAGCCGCCCAACCGGTCATCATCCACCGCCCAATTCGGCAACATCGAAAAACCCGAGTTCTGTGCTATGCTCGTATCGGACATGTTTCCACCTTTCTGCTAGCGCCTCTCTTCTGATTCCATAGGGGAGGCGCTTACTTTATTCCTATTACTATCTTATTTGATCTTGGTGCGCCCTGATTCCAGTGCGCATATATATATTATATAGCTAGCACATGCTACTTGCAATCAAGAAGAATCTGATGTATATTTAAATCATGTACGCTAAAGACTACACCGCAACGACGGAGCAGTACGCGGAACGCTGGCACCTCAACATCCAGACCGTCCGCAGATACTGCCGTGAGAAACGACTGCCATACATCAAGGTAGGTAACCGCTACTACTTCAACCCCGACATCACACCACTACCCATAGGAGCAACGATCAACGATGAATGACCCAACAATCACACTGCCAATCGCACGCTTGGCGGCAGACCCCGAACGCAAACAGACCCGCAACGGCACCCCCTACATGCTTATCCGAATCGCCGCCACAGGCGGACACATGGACAAGAGCACAAAACAGTGGGTCGACCACGACACCATGTGGGCGACCATATTCGAGTATGACCTGAGACTTGCGGAAACCTACGAACGCATGCTGCGCAAGGGCACACCGGTAAAGGTCGAGGGTATCCTGAAATGGAAGACCGGCACCGACAACCAAGGGCAACCGCGCACCGACTTCATCATCGAACACGCGACCATCAGCCTCGCCATGCTCAAAGCCAAGAAACAGCAGCCTCAGCAAGACCAGCAGACCGGCAACCAGTGGACAGGAACCGACACGTTCGGCCCGACCAACTCGCTCAACCAGACCGACAACGAATGGGACGTGTTCTAAATGGCAGTGAACGTCACCGAGAAAGACAAGACGCTCAACGAGATCATCAACTGGTGCGAACAGTCAGCAGCGGAAGGCCTGAGACTGGCGAGCGCTCTTCTGAGACAGCATGACATGGACGCATACGGTACCGTGAAGGGACAAATCAACGCATACGAAAAGACAGCCGACCACTGCCGTTCCATGCTCGACCACACCGGCAACATGCCCACGAAAGTACCGAATCAAAGCGAGGATATGAAATGACGATTAACGAACTGCATGATTACCTCCGTTACCTCTTCGACGAAAACCGTGTGCATGGCGTGCCTGACAAATGGAACGAAGGCTACGAGTTCGCGCTCAACCTTATCATGTTCAAATGCCATGAGGGATTAACAGACGAAGACCGCAAGGCTGTAACCAACTGGCGTGAAAAACATCGGAAAGACACGAAATAAGCAGGACTGATACCACCAACCCGGACGGTCTGCACTTTTTCCGCGTCAAATTCAACGATACCGGAGAAATGTACGGACTGACCCAAGTCACCACCGATTGAAAGGAATCACCATGACCCGCTGTCCTACCACGATTGCGAGCAACGCTTCAAACACGTCAACCAAAACCAACTAACATACAAACATCAAAACAACCGAACCGACATCCTGCGCACACTCAAACTCAAAACGGAAACACAACCGACATCCGACCTGACGGAGTCCAACCAATGATCAACGAACCATTCTCGTTCAACCTGTTCATCCCCGGTATCCCCGCCAGCAAAGGCTCCTACCGTCCAATCACCGGCAGAAGCCGCACCACCGGTAAACCCGTCACACGCCTCATACCAATGGACAAGAAGGAACGCCCATGGCGTAACCACGTACGCGACACCATACTCAACCACAAACACCCAACCATCCCACCCAACTCATACATCAAAATAGAAACCACATTCTACCTGCCACGCCCCAAAACCATCCCACCCACCAAACGCAAACACCCCACAGTCAAACCCGATATAGACAAACTCCAACGCGCCCTATACGACGCCATCACCGAAACACACATCTGGCATGATGACTGCCAGATAACCGACGTAACCAGCCACAAACGATACGCCGACACCACCACCACCGGCGTATCCCTAACAATCACATGGAAACCAAACCAATGAAACAAAAAAAACCAGAAATCGACTACTTCCGCAACACCACACCCGGCTACAAGCTAGGCCGCATTCTCGGCGTCCTACTCATCACCCTAACCATCCTACTCACCACCACCGGCACCATAGCCCTACTCAAACTACTCATAACCTACATCCTCGCATAAGGAACCATCATGCCCCTCAGCCAACACAAAACCGAACTAGCCCTCCAATGGCACCGCAAACACTACAACACCGAATACATCGCCCAACTACTCAACACCACCCCAGAAGAAATACAAACCATCATCAACCAACACAACACACAAACTAAACCCAAGAAAGCGTAAAATACCCCTTATGAGCAACGTAACCCGAGACGCACACGGAAGAATCACCGGAGGCGTCAACAACCCAACCGGTAAAGGCGGCTTCCAAGAACGCCCACAAGACCGCAGCCGTAAATGGACAAAACGCGGCAGCGTGAAATACAACCTCCAGCAATTCCTTGAACTCACGAACGAGGAACTCGCGGACTGGGTGCAGCGTATGGACGAACTGACCCAAGCCGAACAGATCGCCCTTCGTCGTGTTCTTGAATCGAAGAAAAGCGATGAGAAAGCATTCCGAGCCTATCAGGACATCTCCAACCGTACCGAGGGTATGCCCCGCCAACAGGTTGACCAAACGGTTCAGATGTACGAGCCGCCTACGATCAACGTTACGGTGAAGTGAACAAACCCGAGCCTATTATTCTCAATAAGGCTCGGGTTTCCCCGGGTGAAGACCATACTATTGAGAATCGCGCGCACATTATGGAACAAAACGGAACATTCAACCTCGTAATCCCCAAAGCATACGAAGATTTACTGTTCTTCCTCCATGACCGTGACAATCCGCCATACCGCTACTACGACTACAGCGGAGGCCGTTCAAGCGCGAAAAGCACCAGCGTAGCCCTAACCCTAGCGCTCGAAGCCAGCATGTACCCCACCCGCATTCTATGCACCCGTGAATTCCAGAACAGCATTCAGGAAAGCGTCAAACAGCTCCTAGCCGACATCATCAACCGCTATGAGCTCCCCGGTTTCACCATCACCCGCGAACAGATAACCCACATCAACGGCAGTGTGTTCTGGTTCAAGGGCTTGCACGAAGACCCCGAAAGCACGTTGAAAGGCATTGAAGGTGTAGACCGTTGCTGGATCGAGGAAGCCCAGTTCATCACCAACCATAGCCTAGACGTGTTGCTGCCGACCATCCGAAAGAACGGCAGCACCATTATCTTCACCCGCAATCCCCTAACCCCGGAGGACGCGATAACCACACGTTTCGTCACCCACCCCAGCCAGCTCACCCAACAACGCACCACCCACCATCACACCACATGGCGGGACGCGGAACAAGCCGGAATCCTTCCCGAGGAAATCAAACAGCAGGTCGAAGAATCACGAAACAACCCAGACTTCGCCCACATCTGGGAGGGAATGCCCTACGAGAAAACAATCAACCAGATCATAAGCTGGCAGCAACTCACAGACGCGACCGAACGCCAACCTCAAACAGACGGCGGCGTAAGCTTCGGCGTTGACGTGGCCCGATACGGAGCCGACCGAACCGCCGTAGCCATCGTAAAGGGACACCACCTAGTAGACCTCGTGAGCTGGAGCAAGACCAGTCTTGTCGAAACAGCGGAACGCATAATAACCCTTGCCGGGACACATCATCCAAACATCATCAACGTGGACGATACCGGCGTGGGCGGAGGAGTAACGGATATTCTCCGCAGCCGAATCCAACCAGTGAACGGCGTCAACTTCGGAGCCAAACCCAAACATCCCGACCGCTATCCGGCAGTCAGTTCGGAACTATGGTTCGAGTTTGCCGAACAGCTTCCGGAAATCACCATCAACCCGAATCTGGAACACCGAGCCGAACTGTTTCAGGAACTCAGCACCCGTGAATGGGCAATCAACAACAGAAACCTACGTGAAGTGCAACGGAAGAAAGACTACAAAACAGAGAATCAGACTGGTAGCCCCGATCTAGCGGACAGCGTCCTTCTCGCCTACTACAAGCCGCTGCAACTTCCATCGTGGGACGTTGCTGTCTGCTAGGTTTATGCGTTGCACCCGGTAGACTAGACGCAGGGTCTTATGACGAATCGAGGAAAAGTGAGCCTGCTGAACAATCTCCGTGAAGGTTTTATGAGCGCGTTCGACCGTAACCATGCGCCCAGCATGTCCCCCACACCGATAGGCGGGAACATTTGGCAGCCGATGGGCGGGAACACCATTCCACTGCACGACACCTACGACAACGTGTTTCCCTACGTGAACGCTATCGCCCAACGGTTCAGCACGGTAATCCCCTACGCCGTGGACTCGAACAACCAGCGTATCGAACCGGCTCCCGCACCATTGGCCGCGCTCTACGCGCCAAACGACACGTATTCATGCTTGGAATTCCTCAAGATCGTTTGCGCCACCATCCTCACCCAATCCCACTTGGACGTACTCATCTGGACAACTAATGGGCCAGGCGGAGACATTACAGCCGACAACATCATCGGATATACGCTGCTACCCTCCAACAGTCGCCAATACAATTCCACACGCTCGGACTGGTATCACCACGTAACGATGGACTTGGGCGACGGAGAACGAGTCTACGAATTCTCCCGAGACGAAACCATCGCCCTCAGCTACAGCCAACATCCAAACGATCCGACGTACGGCATTGCTCCTGCCATGACGGTGAAGAAGTGGGCGAACGTGGACGATATGATCGCCGACTATGAGCGTGGCTTTTTCGGCAACAACGCGGTACCGGCTGGAATGCTCGGCATCGTGTCGGAGAACACTGAGGACTTCCAACGTAACCGCGACCGTCTCGAAAGCACATTCCGTGGCGCGGGCAACAACAACGGCATTGTTTATAACATGATTCCGGTTGACCCTATGACCCATAAGCCCAGCACCACAAGCAAACTCGTATGGGTACCGTTCCAATCGAGTAACAACACGCTGGACTTGCAGACCGTGAACGACGTGGTAAACAACCGGCTATCGAACGCGCTGGCCGTCCCGGACATTATTCGCGGCATTGACAACGGCCAGACCTACGCCAACGCCGAACAAGCAGGGCGTGCGTTTATGGAGAACACGCTCAAACCGTTGTGCATGACGGTATGGGATAAATGGCAATTTGAGCTTGACCGGATCACCGGCGGACTTGGGTATGGTATCACTTTCAACCTCGATCTACCCTCTCAGACCGACGTGGAGAAGGTGCAGGCCGACACCCAGAAGGTACGTATTGACTCGCTCACCCAGCTCCTGAACATGGGTGCCAGTCTGGAATCTGCCGTGGACGCGCTCGGCTTACCCGACTCGTACAAGCGTCTTGACCTGCACCAGCAGGCTCCGACGCTGACTATCCCAGTAGCCGCAAAACGGTATAGCCGTAATATCAAACCGCAGGAGACGGCAACTGAGAAACGCATTCTGCCCGCCACCCGAACCTACGTGGACAGAGTCATCAGGCTCGCCCGTCGCTCTCAGAACAGTCTGCGCGATGATTTGGAAGCTATCGACGACCAGTGGATCAACGACGTGAAAGATGACCTGATGACCAACCTCGCAGCCTACGCACGCCGTACCGGCTACGAGTTGGAGCAGGTCATTACCACGTGGGCGGAAGTCCACCCCGAAAGCGCTATTGCCGTGGAAATCGAGAACTACACCGCCGACGATTGGCGGCAACTCTACTTCTGGACCGAACTCCCCGACACCGTGCGCGAATCCTACGTGGAACACTTGCGGAGCGTCGCCAAGTCAACCAGCAAAACCATCACGAACAACGTCCTCGAACTGTTGAACAGGGCCGACGTGGAACAGTGGGACGCAAAACAGTTGCGCGACCATCTCGAACAATTAGGCAACGATCACGCCGAACTGATTGCCCGGTGCGAAACCGTGCAGTCCCAGCGGCTCGGCAGCTTGTACAGCGCCCGCAATCTCAGCGAGACTCTTGGCGTCCGACTGGACAAGGTATGGCGTACCTCCGGTGACGGCAAAGTGTGCGAATTCTGCCGACATATGGAAGGCAACCACATCGCATTGGATGACACGTATCTGGCTGAGAACGCCAGCGTCGAGATCGGAGACCGCACCTACGTGAACAACTTCGAGAGTATGCAAACCCCGAACGGACACCCCAACTGCCGGTGCTACGAGGATTACGAGGTGGTGGAATCATGACTTACGACATCCATTGCAAACACTGCGGACGGTATCTAGGTTCCTGCGCCCGTGACACGATGGTGACGCTCAAATGCCCGAACTGCAAAGGTTTGGACGTGTATCACATCGTGCTACTATGGGGTCAGAACATTAAGCCCATTAAGGACGTTCGACCGCACCACTACCCTACTATTTGAAAGGGTCAAAATGAAGACTCGTAAGAGCTTCGCCAACAGCGGTGTCCCAGAAACCAATGGCCGTACCCTCACCTTCCTCGCTAACAGCGGCAAAGTGATGTGCGACGGACTCACTGTAGATTTGAAGACATTGAAAGCGCCGTTAATCGACGGCACTCTGAAACTGGTGTCCGATCTCACCGAGTCCGACAAACTATCCCTTCCGCTCCTGATCGACCACATGCCCAGTATCGAATGCCAAGCGGGTGCAATCACCCGACTTTGGATGACCGATGATGGGATGATGGCCGAAGCGAAACTCAGCGAGGTTGATCAAGGCGAACGTATCCGCCAGCTTGCCGCCGACGGATGTCTGACCAACAGTTTCAGTATCACCGTTGAATTCAGCCAGCGTCCCGGCAAGGACGGTATCATCCACGATGGCGAACTATTGGAAATCAGCGTCGTATATCGTGGGGCCGACCCAAGGGCCGCTTTCACCGCAATCAACAGCCGCAACAACAAGAATGGAGACACCATGAACCCGGAACTCCTGAAGAAACTGGCGCGTACCATCGCCCAGTTCAAACTCACTCCCGATGAAGCGGAACAGCTCACCGATTCCATCGGTGACATCATGCAGTCCGCTCTCGATGACATTACCGCTGCCATCACCAACCAGAAGGAAGGCGAGGGCGAGGGCAAGGGCACCCCGGAACCGGAGGAACCAGTGCAGACTTCCAGCGGTCACCAGACCATCATCATTAACAAAGCCAACCACGCCGCCCACCAGTCGGGTACCGTGAAGTTCTCGCACGACCGTGAGACGTGGCTTGACTCCGACGACGCCATGATCGCGTTCGAGCGTGCCTTGCTCGACACTGATAACAAGGGTGTCGAAGCGTTCCACCGTGAGTGGGCTGACACCGTGAACCGTAACATGTCGGACACCGCATCGTTCGGCGTTGACGCTGACAATGTGAACAAGTTCATCCCGACCGAGGCAATCACCTCGATCTCGGACGCTCTGAACACGCGTGGCTCCGGCCTGTGGAACCTGCTGCGCAAGACCGGTATGGATCGCCTCACCATCGGCGGCAACGTTGCCGGTCTGACTGACCAGACCCGTGCTCACGGCTACCCTGTGGCCAGCTACGGCACGAAGAAGAAGGAACAGGTGCTTTCGTTCGTGAAGCGTGAGCTTCAGGCCGACTACACCTACAAGTACATCACCCTGAACAAGGGTGATATCCGCCGCACCCAGCGTCCGGGCGCTCTGCTCCGCTACGTGTTGCAGGAACTCCCGAACTACATCGTCCAGACCATCGAACGTCAGATCACGCTCGGCGGTTACACGGATATGGCGCATTTCCGTTCGGTTGTGACCGACGCGGCAGACAAGTCGTCCGAGTGGAGGGGCGACCGTTTTGCGCTCTCCTACACCATGACGGATAACGCTCCGCTGATGGACTTCGTGCGTGCCTCCCACATGGTTCGCGCGCAGGGTAACAAGGTGCTGCTGTGCAACGCTGACACCGTGGCCGACCTGCTGATGTCCGCGAACTCGAACGGCAACACGTATATCGCTCTCGGCGGTGACGATACTCTGGCCCGCGCTCTCGGCGTTAACCAGATCATTACCCCTGAATGGTGGACGGACACGGACGACACCACCACTATGGGAGTCATTATGGCCGCGTCCCACTACGCTGTGGTTGGCGATACGTCCATCGAGGCGTTCACTAACTTCGCGTTGTCCAGTAACACCAACGAGTATCTTCAGGAGATTTACGCTGGTGGCGGTCTGGACGCGGAGAAGTCCGCCGTGGTCATCAAGCCGAAGGGTAAATGAGGTGATCTGCTATGACGATTAAACAAGTTCGATTCGTTAAGGCGGACTCTCGTAACCCGGTTCAGGACATCGCCGAACTAGCGGTGTTTGACGCTTCGGGTAATCCCGTTGACCCTCCGACCTCCCTTGCCAATGATAGCGTGACGACCGTGAAGCTGGCTAACAATGCTGTCACTTCCGTTAAGATTCAGGATGGCAGTATTACCGGCGCTGACCTTGCCAACAATACCGTAACCGCAGCCAAGATCGCGAGCGGCGTTCTGCCGACCAACGCGACCAAGGAAAAGGCCGGTCTGGTCAAGCAGGCCGCGCACGTTAACGACCCGGCTGGCGAAACTCCGACTAAAGCCGAGTTTATCAAGCTCCGTGACGCCTTGGTCACAGCCGGGCTGATGGCGTCCGCCTGACACGCTACCCTAAACAGTAGCGGGACTGCACCGCAAAGGCCCTATCTCCTACAATGGGAGGTAGGGCCTAACTCGTTTTCGGAAGGAGCAAACATGGACATCGACGCAAGCGTGATCGATCAAGTGGGAGAGACGATCTACGCGCGATGGAAGGACGCCGCGCTCGCAGACCTCGCCAACATCATATGCCAAAAAGACCTATTCCCGATTACGGATGATTACGTGGGAATTGTCGTAGGAGATGGCCGCCACATAGCGTTACTGGCATGGTATTCGGATGTGACCAACGTGCAGACCACCGACGGTGTGAAGCTCGATTTTCACGTGAACTACGATATGGGCGACGGGTGGACGCCCGAAACCAAGTACGCCAACTGCCTGACAATCGCGCAATGTCTTAATGTCGGCACGGCAATAACTGTGACCGGAACGCACGGGTTCGCCAAGCTTCCTGCCCCATTATCCTCTGTATTGGCGGCTGTCATTGAGGCAGACCAGAACGTTCTTGAACAGACCGACCGTATCACGTCCAAGAGTATCGAGGATGTGAGCGTGAGCTACGCAACAATGAACGAGACTGCCATGGGACGTGCGTTGACCCCGTATCGTTCGCTTATTAACCAGTGGAGCCTATGCCGTAACGGAGTCCAGACAGGTGGTATTCTCTCCATGCCTCGCAAACACTGCAATCTGCCGTGGTGGCTCAACCCGCAGGATTACGTGGGGGGTGACTACGCTTATGGCAACGCTCTGTGACCCGTTCCGACTGTTCCCTAACCAAGTCCAGACGGCTACGCTTTGGCGGTACACGGCTCCCGGTCTGCCTAACGAACGACTGGCCGACTTGCAGGTGATTGTGAAGCATTCCACCCAGTCCGACCAGCCGACCGAATACGGTTCGCGTATCAGCAGCCGACGCTTCCATATTCAAACGGACACGGTTCCCGAGAACTTGCGGGAAAACATGGAACTATGGCCCGATCTCATGGTTGAATTGTCCGATGGCAGAGTGTACCAAGTCACGCAAGCCAGTCGCGGCGATGATATGGACATGGGGGAAACCCGGTTCATCACTGTGTACGGGAACCCGTATGGAAGGGATAGTCTATGAGCTACCGGTTACAGTTGTCCGCTGATTGGGCGCGCAAACTCTCCACCCAACAGTTGAACAAGGGCGGCGTGAAAATGATGACCGACATCCTCAAGATGGCACGTCAGAACGCTCCCGTACTCACCGGCGCTTTGCGTAACAGCGGACGCTTCCAACAGCTTTCCACAATGAAGTGGCGTATCACGTTCGGCAACAGTCGCGTACCTTACGCACGTATCCGCGAACACACGAACCGGCTGCACCCGAACACGGTACGCTACCTCCAGCGAGCGCGGAACACCGCCGCTAGCCGTGCTAAATCATATTTCAACCTAGGATAGGAACGCCATCATGATTGATCTGGCCATGTGCATGACCCTCCAGAACGAGGGTTTCGGTACTTACGGAAAGACATTGTTTTTCGGCACCAGCCCAGTACTGGACACGGGCAGCGTCACGAACGCCGAGGGTATCTGGGTTAACGCGAACACGGTTGACATCAACGGCGATCTGTACACCGATCAGCTCACTATCAGTAGCCGCTACTTCGACGTGATCGAACAAGGCCGTCTAATGCTCCGTCTCCTGCACTTCACCAACAATCGTCTGCATGAGTATTGCCGACTGACATGCAACCCCATCGCTGATATTGACTTTGTATCAATCCGCGTACATCCGGCGACCGCCATCGACATGGACGCCATCGACGGTGAAGGTCGCTGGGTGAAAAGTATCCGGTTCAACGTAGATTACAAACTCGACCCGGCAACGGTAGAATAGGAACCGTCCATTAGTCGCGCGTGTGCAGTCCCGCCCGACGAAAGGACATTACAATGGCCTCCTACCCCCTGATTGGCAAAAAGACCGTCTACATCGACGATCTCGTAATCAACCCCGACTACGTGCAGGACGAAGCCGGAAACATTACTCTGACTCCCGGCACTACCGAGGTTGCTTCACAGTCCGGCACTATCAACGTGCCGAACGGTTCATACGAGGAAATGAGTTTCGAGCTGAACATTATCTGTCCGAGCGTCCGCTACCTCGGTATGCTGTTCCCCGAGCTGTATCATAATGCGAAATTCAAGCGCGTTATCTCTGGTTTGATTTCCGAGACGGGTCAGGTGCGTTTCGGCAGCAACGAATGTGTTTCCAACACTCCGCGTGACATCATTATCCATAACGTGTGCGATGGCCATTCATCGGCGCAGGACTTCCGTATCCCGCAGGCGCTAATCAGCGCTGGCGGCGAGTTCACCGTGAGCCTGTCCGACCCGTTCGTGGTTAAGCTGTCCGGTTCGATGGCCTCCGGCGCGAACGGTTCCGTCGTCATGGGCGAACTTGATCTGGATACCCCGTCTTACTACGACGAAGATTCCGGCACCATCAAGACGGAGAACGTTCAGATCACCTCGCTTACCGCGTCCCCGGCGAACATCTCCGGCAAGGTCAACGATCATGTGACTGTGAATGTGATGGCGTCTCCGAATGGTGCGACTGGTACCATCACCGCCACCGTAGCTGAATCCGCTAAGGTTTCCGCTACTGACAACGGGGACGGTACTTGGGACATTCAGTTGAAGCAGTCCGGTGCGGGTACCGTCACGTTCAAGAGCGGCACTGTTCAGACCGTGGTTAGCTTCAATGTCGTCAGTGCGTGAGCATAAGTAACGCCCGCCACCGTAGCTGGCATGGTCGGGTGGTGGGCGCGTGATAGAGCAGTTTCCGAAGGGGAATAATCCCATGATATCACCCGAATGGAGCAACAATGACTACCCCTGTTTTGAGTATCGACACCCGAGAATCGTTCCGCACCCTTACCGTGAAAATCGATGGCACCGTGTACACCATGCGACCGCTCGGCTCTAAGGATATGCTCACGATCTTGGATAATGCGGAGACAATCGATAAGCTGAGCGCTGGTGTGGCGAACCGTGAGACTTTGGAAACCGCTGAAAAGATTATCTTCCCGTTGGTCGAATCGCTTATGAGTCCAGCTGATAAATTCTCCGTGTGGGCTGAACAGACCCGTAAGCGTAGCGACCTTGCCTATCAGCGTGCCATGACCGCGTTGTGCGGTCTGATGGCGGAGAACATCACGGTTGACATCAAAGGCGAATAATGAAGTCGTGGGATAGCCTGCTTACTCCCGCCGAGCGGGAGGCGATGAAGAGTTACAAACAGAAGGAGGCGGCTCGCAAGCCGCTTCCGAGCGTTCATATCCTCGCCGAGCTTGGTGACTTGTATGGGTGGCAGGCTATCCGCGACGTGTTGGAAAACAACGTGTCTCCTTTCCTGATGACGAAACTGCTCAAAGAGGGACGCCGTGTCCGACGGCGGCGGCTGGCGGAACAATATCTCATGACGTTCGATTGCATTGCCGCCGCGTTTAGCAAGCATGGAGACCGCAGGATTAACGCGATTATCGAAAAACTCGGGAAGGACGTGTGATGGCAGACTCGACACTGACTCTAGACGCCGAGATCAACACCAGCGATTGGAACGCTGGCGTAAAAGATATTCAATCGGGTAGCCGTCAGATCGAAGAGTCGGCGCGACATGCTGATGAATCGTTGGGTGACGTTGACAAGTCTGCTAGTAAGTCTTCCAGCGGGTTCGGTAAGTTCGGTGCCGCCGCCGGTGCCGTTGGCGGTCTTGTTTCCTCGGGTATCGGCATGGCTGTGGACGCCATCGGTGATCTTACCGGAGACATTATCGAAGCCTCCGACTCTGCGGACAAGTTCAAAAGCACGCTGAACTTCGCCGGCCTGGATACGGGTGCGATTGACGCGCTCACTGCCAGCACTCAGGCATACGCCGACCAGACAGTTTACAGTATCAGCGATATCCGTAACGTGACCGCTCAGCTTGCCGCGAACGGAGTACAGGGCTTCGACAAACTAGCCGAGGCGGCAGGCAATTTGAACGCTGTCGCCGGTGGTAACGCGGAAACTTTTAGCTCGGTGGGTATGGTGCTTACGCAGACCGCTGGAGCTGGCAAGCTCACCACGGAAAACTGGAATCAGTTGGCCGACGCCATTCCCGGTGCCTCCGGCAAACTTCAAGAGGCGATGTTAAAGAACGGCGCTTACACTGGGAACTTCCGCGACGCGATGGAGAAAGGCGAGATCAGCGCGGAGGAATTCAACCAAGCCATAATGGACTTGGGTATGACGGATGTCGCAAAGGAAGCCGCTACCAGCACCAGCACTATTGAAGGTGCGATGGGTAATTTGGAAGCGTCCGTGGTTGGTGTGGGTACGACGATTCTTGACCAGTTCAAAGGCCCGTTGACATCCGGTATCAGCATGTTGGCGCAGAAAATCAGCGGACTTAGCGGCGTGTTTACGGGACTGGTGCAGACTATCGGCCCGATTCTCTCACAAATCGGCACAACGTTCCAGACAGCGTTTCAACCAGTTGTGGGAATGGTGCAATCTCAGTTGCTTCCGGCACTCAAGCCGCTTATGAGTGCCTTACAGAATATCGGCAATGCCATCATGCCTGCAATCCAGCCCATCGCTTCAGGGTTCGCTACCGTGGCGGGCTACATCGTGCAAACTATGAGTGTTATCGCGACTGCTGTGACTCCGGTGATTGATAACATCGCCTCGTCGATTCAGACGGTGCTTCCGGC